CTATGTAACTGAACGTCTTGTATGCCCCGTTGCTATAGTCAACGCGGGTTAGGCGACCGGTGTCATAGGTCATCATCGGAGACACGCCGAACGTGTCGCCAGCAGAACCTGCCGGCCCAGGTGGTCCCTGCTCAGCGGTCTCGATGATCTCGATCTGATCCTCTGCGACGATGATCTCAGGGATGCTCATCGCGTGACCTCCGGTGTGACCACCACAGCACCGTACAGCTTGCGCTGCACATCAGGCTCAGGTACTGCCGGGAACACAATCTCGATGTCATACACGCCAGCAGTCCACGTGAACGCGGCGGTATCAGTGGCCGCGATGTACAGGGCGAATGTGCCTGCGGTGCCACCCAGGGTGATGCCACCGTTCTCAGTGGTCAGGCTGTGCAGGATTACCGCCGAAGGGATCGTCTCCCGGATGTGCATGCGGGCTGTGCAGCCAGTCAGGTCAACGGGGACGGCAGGTGCTCCAGCCTTCCATGTGAACAGCTTCCTGAACGTCGAACCCTGTTCGATGGTGAGTTTGAGTTTGCCAGCGGCCATCAGATGCCTCCGTAAGTAACGGTGCTGACAGGGCGGCGCACCCGGTTCTGCTCAATCCGTGCTTTTGCGCAGTACGCCGCATGGAGCGTCAGGTATTTCTCCGCCGCGTTCTTATCGTACGCCTCTGCGTCATGGACGCTATAGGCCAGGTACTTGGCCCAGTACAAGATGTAGCGGTGGTGCTGCTCAGGTATCTCGAGATCGTCACCAGCCTCGACAGTTAAGGGTAGTCGGAAAGCCCGCAGGTCGATGACAGCAGGTTCTGACGGCACTGGCCACGCACGTAGCATCCCTTCGTCCATCCCGGCGATCAGTGCCTGGATTGGCCCGGTCTTCAGGTCAAACTTCATCCCGTTCTCAGCCATCTTCTCAATCGAGAAAATTGGCATGTCGCGCCCGGTGGCATGGTCCACTGCGTCGCGCAACTTCAGGATTTTGGGGTCGATGGCGTACCACTCAGTGCCTGGGACAATCGTGATCGAGAAGCTGCGCGAATCGGCGATACCGTTGGTGTCGCGGCAGAACTGCTTTTGCGATGCGTCGATAGCGCCATAGACCCACTCATCCGACCAAAGGTACGGGAGCTCCAGGTCAAACACCTCCGTGCGGAATAGTGCGAGCAGTTCTGTCGTGTTCATTACGGAGCCTTGCTAGCTTGGAGCTTCTGCCATGCGGCGTCGCGCTCCTTGTTCGAGATTTGGGTCCACCCGAGCTGCTTCACTAGCACTGCGTTGTGCGGGACACCGACAGCGGTGAAGTCCTCGCGCTTACCGCGAAGGATGATCGCCTCGAATGCCTTGAACAGCGCAGCCTCACGTTCCGGAGGCAGCGTGGGTTCTTTCGGGGAGCCGTCATCAGGCGGCTCAGGGATTTCTTCTGCCGGGACTACACCGCACTGAATGAGTTCGGCGTGCATTTGGTCGGGGGCGTAGGTCGGTACGCCTTTAACGAAAGTGACAGAGCGGCCTGATACGGAGGCGACGGTCATGTTTCGGGGAGCGATGTAATTCATGGTGGTGCTGGTGGTTAGGTTGATGGAGAACGGGGCGGATAAACCGCCCCGCTTTTCTTATCGCCGTCTTAGACGATTTGGTTCTCGTTGACGCGCCGGTCGATCGTGTACTGCACACGTACCCGGACCTTGCCGGCGGTAGCAGTAGCGGTCATACCCGCAAGAGTCAGCCGCAGGTTTTGCCCTGCGTTACTCAGGAGCGGTTTCGTTAAGGTCAACGCGGTGCGGGCACCGGCGGTGGCACCGTCGAGGTCGTACGCAGAGACCAAGGCGGCGGTATCACCCGCAATGCCGAGATTCAGCGTAGCACCTGCGCCGATACCGACGTAGGCTTTGTCGACGATCAGCTCGCCTCCGATGATGACTGCATTAACCGGCATGGGGATGCAGTCAAAGACGACGCCTGTTCCAGCAGTCAACCCCGCTTCGAGCGGATCGGTGGAATTGACAACTGTGGAGCCGAAAGTCTTCTTGACTTGGTCTACAGAATCGATTACCCACTCGTTGTAGTTGAACTCGAACTCGGCGACCAGAGGGTATTGCGCGGTGCGCGATGCAAGTTTTTTCATGGTGAATCTTCCTTAGACGTTAGATTTACTGAGCGACATAGCACGAAATAACGCCGAAATCTTCCACCGCGTCGTTCTCGTAGATGTTGCCAAACTGAGGCTTCAAGAATCCAAGAATCTTACCGACCGAGATGGCCTGGCTGTTCTTGTAGTCGTAGTATTCCTCGTTCCACTCAGGGGCACCGAGGTCGGCCATACCGAGCGCTTGGGCACCGCAGAACAGTACCTGGCAACCGTCGACCGTACCACCTGCGCCGTACTTGCCGCCGGTCAGACCAGAGGTGTTCGGTACGTGGCGGAACTCATGCAGGTAGATACCATCGACCATCACGGAGTTACCCGAGAAGAGCGCGGCGTTCTTGCCAGCTTGCGTCGAATAACGCAGGTTTGCCATGTAGTCGGGGTCCATCTTCAGCTTGGCCATGGCCTGCGGAGTCATGAACGCATGGTACGTCTCGTCGCCACCCTCACCGCCGACACCACGGATGTAGCGATCCTTGGCATAAGCCTTGAGCTGCACGAAGGTCTTCCAGCCAAGGAAGTCTGTCGCTGCGACGTCTGCGCTGGTGTTCGCACCAGTGATACTGGTCTTCAACACACCGGCGGTTTGGTCCCAGCGCGTCATGCGCCGTGTCGATGGAGCCTTGACGTCTGCAGCAAACTCCAAGAACTGGAGGTCAGAGCCGACGCGGGTCGCACCGTTGGGCTTGTACTGATAGCTAATGCCAGCGAGCGTCTGGAACGCCATCTGATCGATGCGGTCCGCCAGCCAGTAGGCCAGGACGTTCTTGCTGTTGTCGCGGAAGCTGATGATCGACTTTTGGTCGGCCATCTTACCTTCGTGGCGATTCGCATGACGCAACTGGTCGATACGGATCACTTGCTCGAAGGTCTGCATCCCTTCTTCGTTACCTTCCAAAGTACGGTCACCAGCCACACCGTCGCCCTTCAAGTCAGCGAGCAGCGTGATGACTGCGCGTGCGCCCTTTTCGGACGTTTTCAGGTCGGTGATGTGCTGGATCATCGAGTTGGTACCCGAGCCCAGGAACTTGTTGATGAAAGACTGATTGCGAGCGTTTTTCCAGAGGTCCATCGACCAGATGGTTTTTTGCTCATTGGTCAACAGACCAAAGTTAGTGTTTGCCATGGGGCAACTCCTATTCATGAAGACAGAAACACAATGCTCTTTCGAGCCCCGTGTCGTATGTCGCCACGACTAGCGAGTGCAGGTACTTTCGGGACCTTGCCTATACCGATAGCGAGATTCTATGCTAAATCTAGATTAGATCGTAGATTTATTTTGGCCATCCATCGCTCAGGGTTCTGATGTCGTTGGTATGTCCATCACACGTTGCCGCCATCTTTCTAAAGCTGTCGCCGCAGTCTCCGAGTAGCTGACCGAGGGTAGCGGCGTGCTCAGTGCAGGCATCGAGGGTGGTGGTGTATGCACGACCAGCGGTGGCAATCGACTCGCGCAGCCCAGCAGCAGACTCAGCAGCACGATCAGCATCACGGCGAAGTACAACCGCACGGCGCTGCGCCTCATCTCTAGCTGCAATGACTCGTTTTTGTGCGTCAATCGTTGCTTGCTGCGCTGCTGCCCTCGCGGCAGCCAAACTGGCCTCGTATTCATGCTTCTGTGCCTCCAGAACGGTTGATTGGAATTTCCACGCCACACCGAAGCCGGTGACAGAACCGACCACGATGGACAAGATGCCGATGATGAGCGTGAGGTTCATGGCGTTGTGGCCGGGGCTGGGTTTGTTGTCGTGGTTGTTGCCGGGTTGGCCTGTGTGCTGTATGTGCCAGCACCGAGCACGCCCGTTCCAGACAGCGTCTGATCTGCGCTCGACGTTGTGGTCGTGGTGGTCGTAGTGGACACGTTAGCCTGCGGCATTACCGGCGCTGCGACGACCGGCGCTTGAATCTGGCTGGCGATATTGACGAAGCCTTGCGTGGTCGAGGCGCTGGTCAGCATGGCGTCGTTGCTGCTGTTGATAGCAACGTCAGCCGATTTGGCGATGCTGTACGCCTGCGTGACAGCAGGCACCAGCACGCTGGCCCACATGAGCGCATCGCTGCGCTGCGGGGCTGCGAGGGCCTGCGATTGCTGCGGGGCTTGCCCGCCCATTGCAAGCGCCATGACAGCAGCCACACGGGCAGTGTCCGAGCCTGTACGGGCA